AGCACTGATGAAGGAAAAGCGCGGGGCACCACTCGACAAAATTGATGTTGAGTTGTTACAATGGCATAAAGAATATGAGAATTTAATGAAAGATAAATTGAACTTTGTTTAATTTGCTTTTATATTATAATTGTAAGGAGATTAAAATGATGAAGAAGTTAATTACAATTTTAGCAGTTTTATTTGCGATGTTTGCATTATCAGCAAACCCAAAAGTAACAATCTTGGATGTTGGCTGCGGCAATACAACAGAATATGTTAATAAAATTTTAGCTAACAATGATTTAATTAAATCTGATACACCTATGACAGACAAGACTTCAAAATATGTCAATATGTTCAAGCAAGGAACTTTCCTTATTGAAAATGATGGCGAAGTAGTTTTGGTATCAATATATAACGGCCGCCCAATTTATGGTTCTTCTGTTTTGGCAAATTGTGGTAAGAAAGCGGAGGGTAAATAAATGAGACATTTTGAACGCTTTTGTGATAACATAGAAAATGTTGAAAATTACGAAGCTGCAAAGAAAGACAACTTTAAAGGCTGGCAATGTCATCATAGATTAGAGACACATACATCTGATGGTGAGAAAAGACCAGTTGACATTACAAAAGAAGAATTGAATGCTCTTGGTATGTATTGGCATAGACCTGCTGAAGAATTGATATTTATGACTAGAAAAGACCACGTATCATTACATATGAAAGAAAATGGTTATGCTAAAGGTCATTCAGTATCAGAAGAAGGCAAGAGAAGCCTTTCAAAAGCTAACAAAGGGAAACATCTTTCTAAGGAAACACGAAAGAAAATAGGTGAAGCTCGTAAAGGAATGAAAATGTCAGAAGAAACTAAGAATATATTATCAGACGCTTTCAAAGGAAAACACTGGAAACTTGTTGAAGGAAAACGAGTTTGGTACTAATTACAGCCGTTTCTAATATAATATGGCGAAGAAACGGACAGATGAACAAATTTGTGAAACAATAAACAGTATAGACTTAGACAAAACCGCGGGAAAAGCAACCGCGGCTTCTGTGCTTTCCAGAGCTTTAAACCCAGAAAGTAAAGCAACAAAAGACGCAGCTAATCAAGCAATCAAGAAAGCATTGTATCAACCAGCTAACACAAAAGAACGTTCTGATAGAAACAAATATATTACGCCAGAATTGATGGCATATATCAGAAATCAATTAAACTCTGAAGATAAGAAAGGTAAATCTTGGATCCATAAATATGTTGATAAAGTAATGTCAACAGCTATGTCTGACCCAGAATCGAAAAGCGGACAACTTTTCAGTAATTTTATTTTCAATAAAGAAGACTTCCTCGGACACCTTGACTCATTGTTGGACGTAGAGAAAGATAAAGACATCAATTACAAGAAGTATTTAATCAGACAAACACTCTACGACAAACAGCAAGCTGTATTTGATAACGACATTGATAACAAGATTTTAATAATCAACAGTAGACGTTCTGGTAAAACAGAATTGATGGGACGTCTTATTACAAAAGGTTTGCTTCTTCACGATGCGCATTGTGTATATATCAACAGAAACTCATCAGCAGCTATAAGACAGATTAGAAAGCCATTGGAAACAGCATTAAATAAGATTGGATTAAAATGTATAAAAGGTTCAGTTGAGTCTCAAGAGATGCATTTTGAAAATGGTTCTCAATTGTTAATCTTAGGTAACAACAATGCTGCTGATATAGATAAATTACGTGGTGAACGTATTAGTCTTTGTATTATGGATGAGTGCGGCCACCAGAGAAATATAAGACAGTTAATCCGAGAAGTAATTGGCCCAGCATTAAAAGACTATGGTAAACAATCATTGTTATGTATGGTAGGTACACCTCCAAGAATTCCTCATACTTATGTAGAAGAAGTATGGAACAACGCAATGGAAAGAGGATGGAAGTTGTATCATTGGACATTCGAAGACAACCCATTCATCCCAGATAGAGATAAAGTAATTGAAGAAGTTTGTAAAGAACAAGGATGTACACCTGAGTCAGCATTCATTCAGCGCGAATACTTTGGTAGATTAAACGTATATGATGATGATGCTAAAGTAATAAAGAAATGGAGCTTCGTAACTGCTGACCAATTAAGACAAGTAGGCAATGTAGTCGATTATGCTTATATAGGTGTTGACTTTGGTTTTGAAGATAAGCCAGCTGTTCTCTCATTTATTTGTAAGAATAACAGAATGTATGTAATCGATGAGTGGAGTGAAAACCACCACGGCGTTGTAGATATATCAAATGAGATTAAACGCCAGTATGAATACCTGAGAGACAATTACTCCGTTGCGCATAACATAAAGGTAATCTGTGATAACAACGTTAAAGAAGCTGTATGGGACTTGTATAATGTATATAAAATCCCTAATGTTTTCACAGCATATAAATCAGATAAAGACTTAGCGTTAGATCAGTTGAATGACTTCTTCTCATCAAATAAAATAACCATCTCTGATAAGCTTAAGGAAGGCAGATTGGCAGAAGACTTAACTAATACATTGTGGGAAAGAGATGAAGAAACTGATAAGATATTGCATACCATCGATGATGATACCTGGCACCCAAACGCCTTAATGGCCGTTTTATATGTATCAAGATGTTACGCTAATGAAGTATTGAACTTAGTCGATAATAACAAAATGGCTAAGAACATTATTGAGGCAGTAAAGAGCGAGGCGTAAACAATGGAAGATAGACACTTAGACGACCACTGGATAGCCAAGCAAAAGACTTATGATATGGCTATGTGGCTGATGAGAAAAGAACACCTTACTTGGGCTCAGGCATTAGAAGCAATGGACAGATTAAATGAGAAAGGCTTATTGGACTTAATCTTTACTAACTACAACGAGGAGAAACAATTTGACAGAGATCGTGAAAAGCTCAGAGAAAAGTATACCGAAGAGTAAGCAAGAAAGAATGTCCATAACAATGAATAACACCACAAAGTGCTCAGGAAATTGCTGCTACTGTATGGCTGCAGCAAATATGGATTATACATTACTAACCGCAGCTCAATCAGTAGAGGCACTCAAACATATTGATGATATGATGTATGCTCAATGGAAGTTTGACCCTGATGCTATTGAGAAAACATTAACCTCTGATGAAAGAATGATGTCAGCTGATGTATGGAGCATCGATACTTGGGGAGCTGACCCAGTAACCAACTTTAAATGCCTTAAGGATTTAGTTGAATGCATAAAGAACATTGCTGCCAAATACAACAAGAAAGCTAATATATCAACTTCAACTAATGGGTTGCCACTAATGAGAGATGATGTTACTGAGTGGTTCTTGAACAATGACGTAAGCATACAGTTGAGCCACGATGGCCTTGGACAGAAATACAGAACAGGAAAGTTTAACCCATTAGACATACCGAATGTAAAGAAGCTTATGAGAGCTGGGAAACTGTTATGTATTAACGCCACATTGAATGGAAAGAACTGGAGCTTATTTGCCAATATGAACTACTTTAACAGTTACCTCAAACAGGTTTTCCCAGAAGTATGGCATAAAGCTGATTACACTAAAGAGGAAGTTGATAAGGCATTAAAATTATACAGAAGATTATACATAAAGCTTAACCACATTATGGATGAAGACGGCTCTCAGTTTAACTTTACAGGAAGAGTCTTAGATGACTACATAGAAGATTGGTTTAAGATATGGCGTAAGGATTTGGCAGGCGGCTGTAATTACCTTGAATATATGCCATATATGAAATACATCAGAGAGCAGTACACAAGAGGCTCTGACTTAAAAGGTAATGGCAATCAGTGTAGGGCATTTCAGATTGGCGCAATCGAGAAAGGCGACCATATGGATAGCACTGGACGATACTGCCAATGTAACTTAATTGATGCTGACCACAGTGTAGCCAATCCATCCAATGAAAACCCAGAATACTGTATCAACTGTAGATACAAGAACAGCGGTGAATGTAATATGTGTGGCTCTGTAAAGAAAAGAAGCGATAAATGCGAATACTATTACAGATGGAATCAATTCTTGGAGATAAGTAGATTTGGAGTAAACTATGGTAATAAGTCACAGAGACAACCAACAAGACACAACAACTGCAACTTATAAGGCCATAATAAATGAGCTGAGAAACATATCGGCTGTTTTCGATAAAGACACTCAGCAATACTTTGACAACTTGGTTAGTGTAGGTAATAAAGTATATAATTATTATGTAGCCTGCCAATACATATATAAGGCTTACATCTCAATTATACAAATACAGACAGCTTTGTTAGTTCAGTTTGGTTTTAAGCAGAAGACATATGACTTGTTAAACATATATGGATTAGGCTCAATCATTATGGGAGCAACATCAGAAGTAAAGTCAACAAGTAAAGGCTTTTCCAACTTTAGAAAAGTAAATGTATCTGATACAAAGATTGGCCAACTGATAAGCAGCACGAAGGCCGCATCCACTGACTTCAATACTTTATCAAACAGCTTTAATAAAGAGTTGAACAGAATAAAGAAACGTTTTGACAGTATGACTAAGTTGGCTGAGAATTACAGCAATCGACTTTTGGGCTACATCGAATACATAAATGCTTTTGTTGATAAGCTTACAAACTTATTAACTGTCATAAAGACATTAAATGGATATATTAACAGTGTATCAGGAACAGAAGCATATAAGCTGCCAACTTCTGATTTGACTTGTATATTTGAGGATTATAGCTGCAATTATAGCTGCGCAGAAGACTGCGGAGAGGGAGCTGCGGAGTAAATTATGAACAAAGTAAGAGAAACATCTACTAATCAGCTTGATATGGGCTCATTAACTCAGATTAAATCTTTTGATGAAGAGATAAAGAAACTGGGTGACATCTTAGTAAAGCTTAGTCCCATAACAGAACAATTAAGAAACAGAATTGCCGCCTTAAGAACTGAAGCTTCATATTATAATGGTATGGTTAATGCAGACACAAAAGCTTTTCAACAATGGTTTAATCAAAGTAATTATAGCAAGCAGAACTTTAGTGGCATTAGAACAATGATAAACATTGCTAATCAACTTCTTGGTGATAATGATACAGATACTTCTTCAGGTGATGATTACGCCTGGATGGATGCTTGTGGTGAGTCGACTGTATGTTATTATACTCCCTCTTGTAATCAGACCTGTTCTTATACTTCAGACTGCAATGAAACTGAACAAGATGGATACACTATCGACGATGATGGCGGTGTTGTTTGTTCTTTTACTTCTAGCTGTAATGAGGAATGTGGTGAATGCGGCGAAATTACTGTTCCAGACCCAATCTCAGAATGTGCATTGCCTGGCTGTGAGGATGCTGCTTGTATGCAACAAATTGAATGTGGTGAATTATGCACTCAGACAGTAGACTGCGACCAAACAGTTTGCGATGTTTGCAATTTTACAAACGGTATTGGTACCGGAGAGATCGAAGTAATAACTGATTGCTCAAATGGTTATTGCGCCTATGCTGGCGTATGGGGAGGTACCAACCCAGATGATTGCAATTTTAGCTGCGCTTATACAACCGTTGGTACAGCCACCGGTGGAGACAATTGTGATTTCGAATGTACTTTTCAAGGAGTTATTGGTGGTGGTGGGTGTTCTTTGGAGAATTGTTCATTCACTTGTGGTTATGATGGAGAGCCAGGCAATAACTGCGATTATCATATAACAGATGAATACGTGGATAAGCCTTGTAATGAACAAATTAACTGTAACCAAACAGTTACTTGTACACAGCCCTGTGGATTAACAGTATGTGATGACTCAGCTGGGTGTGGTGAAACCTGTCAGCATAATGCAGAAGACTGTGGTGACTGCTTCTTTGGTGGTTGTGAAGCCGGTGATGGCGACTGTGGTGATTGTGCAGATTGTTCTGACTGTGCTGAAGGAGCTGACTGTGGCGATTGGGGCTGTGATGACGGTGGAGACCTCTGCGGTGAAGACTGTGGCGACTCTTGCGGACTTTTCTAATAAATTATGAAGTACAAAGCTAGTGAGATCGCATTTAGAGCAAAACAGTTAGCTGACTTAACTAACACAGATTTTATATCAAACGAAGAAGATATTTATTACATTAATGACGCCTGGAAAGAGTTTTATCAATTACTCATCAACAAAGGCGACAAACAGTTTGTAAAAGAAGTTGAGTTGGCAGGCTCTACAGTTAATGGCCAAGTTGAATACTCAATGCCAGATGACTGTTATCAAATCCTATCAATCAAGAACAATTACGGAGTAATTACAAGAAAAGCCGACTCTGAAAGTAATACCTCAAACACATATGAAGTCGTAAATGACAAGATTAGATTATATGGCACACAAGGCCATATCATTATGACTTATTACACAGTGCCTGAGTTTATTACATTGCCTGATAAGACTATCGAAACAGACTTAACTTACAACACTGTAAGCACATTCACTGATTACATCCAAAACAGTTTTATCAATTCTGATAAGAATGTATACAACGCAAGAACATCAGAACTTGTAGCCACAACTGACAACAACCTTATTTTGAAAGGCGGCAAGCTCGGTGTTTACAACAATGTGTTATATGATTTCGATGGAAATGTTGTAATTAACGGCTTCCCAGCTAATGGAAGAATTGTTGACTCATATGGCATTAAATGGACAAGAGGCAACACCACAACTTGGACAAGCATTGCTGATACAAAGACACTCCCAGCATATACTGAAGGCGTAATGTTCAAAGATGGTTCTGTGATTGGTGTATTGGACAATAAGCTTTATCTCTATCAGAATGAAGAGCAAACTGATCTTAATTTGAACAAACTCAAAGATGGATCTATTTACATAGAGTCATTTGGTGACCACGAGTTTGCTTATGTTGGTGGATATGTATTTGAGTATTACAATGGCACTTTGCAGAATTATGAAGAGGTAACAGTTCCAGGTAAATACTTATTCCCATTGAAATATGGCATTATTTATTATGATGGCAATGTAAAGATTAAATCATTGTTGCCTGATACAGAATTCAACTTCCCAAATGAATTGTATGTAGAAGTATTGGCCGCAGCTCTTGCAATCAGATATGCTATGAAGCAGAACGCTAATGTTGAAGGATTAAACAACCTCTACGAAAATATGAAAGGCCAGTTCCTCAACAGCTTATCTCAGGACTCTGGTTATACACGAATGAACAACGTATATTCATTCTAACTTTTCTAATAAATTATAGGAATTCAGTTGAAGCGGAGTTGAGAAAACAGCTCTAATTCTTAATTCGATTGTGTTCTGAAAACAATACAATTTTGACCCACTTATCGGTCGGTAGGTAAGAAAAGGAATTATAATGGCAGCACAGCAAATTACAGCTGACGGCGCTATTGAGGCAATCCTCAAAGTATGGTACAAAGACGGTGTAGAAAACCTCTTAATGAGAAACTCACCAGTATTGAAGTCAATCAACAAGACTCGTGTTGAAGGTAAACAGCAGAACTTCGCAGCAGTTTACTCAAGAGGTGGTGCAGTTGCAGGTGACTTCCTTGTTGCTGAAACAAAAGCAGCACAGAACGTTAAGAACGCAGAGTTCAGAGTAACTCCGGGTCAGCTCTTCTCAGTATTCTCTTACAACGCAAAAGAAGTTCAGGCTTCTCTTTCTAAGAAAGGCGCTTATATGAAGATTGCTGGTAACAAAGCTTTCGCAGCTACAGAAGCATTGCGTAAGACATTGGCAGCAGCTCTTTATGGTCGTGGATATGGTGAAATTGGTGTATTGGAAACTGCAACAACATTTGCAGCAGCTACTCCAGTTGACATCACACTTACAGATGATGCAATTATCAAGATTGCAGTTGGCTCTTCATTGCAGCTCAAAGCATCAGTTAGTTCAGCTACTCCATTGGTAACATTGGAAGTTAACTCAATTGACGGTAACACAGTAAACGTAACTCCTTCTGGAGCTTACACAGGTGCAGGTGGAGAAGTAATCGTTATCGCTGGTTCTATGGATGCTTCTGGTAACCCATATCTCCCAGTTGGTCTCGATGCTTGGCTCCCAATTGTAAACGGACGTACAGGTGCAAGCTGGACATCATATATCCAGACTCCATTTATGGGTGTTACTCGTTCTGTTGCTACAGAAGGTCTTGCTGGTAACTTTGTAAACGGTATCGCTGACGGTGATACACAGAAGTCAAAGACTATCATCAAAGCTATCCGCAAAGCACGCCGCTATGGTGGTGAACCTGACTTCATCGTAATGAATGACCAGGATTGGTTGGATGTTGCT